GTATTACGAGCAATAAAATAACGCTTTAAAAACACAATACCCGGTTCAACAATTTCACCATTAAATTTATTCGGGATAGTTAAAAATTTAGCTTGATGTATATCCCTAATTTGCATTCCCCAAAAATCTTTCACAAATCTAGCAAATCCTCTTTCATTTATTATATCGTGAACATCACAATGCGTAAATAAGACGTGATCATCTCCATAAACTATAATACCACATCTAAATAAACGATACAGTTCACGAATTTGGGAAACGCGTTCAGGATGTCGCTCCATAACTTGCTTTACATATAAAAAATATAAAAATGCGACAATCCATGAATCACCATGCGAAGTTTCATAAGCACCAGAAGGCATGCCACCATAAACCACACGCCAAATAGTGCTAAACATATGAGTCACCTTAATAGACAAACGTTCTGCACAAATTCTAAAAAATGCCTTCAAAAGAAGAGTATTAGCAGCTGTCATCTTAGTCCAATTAAAGTACACAAAAGCTTGTGTTACATACAACATAAGAAGTATCATATGTAAAGTTGAATCCAAATGTTTAAAATCACCATCTTCAAATATAATGTGCTCATCATCAAATCCAACACTCATTGCCAACGCAGTGGCACCACCAAACCAAAAATTTATCCCAATTTTTATGACCCTTCCTCGTTCAACAATTTGTCTAAACTTCAAACACATAGCAGCCATCAAATACTGGAACAAACTAAGGATATAAAACGGACGCAACTTCCAAGGAAGATCTTTTGCATCTTCCTTAGACATGCCCAACTTATTAAAAGCTTCATCTTTTAACGATACTTGAGCAGCACAATCTTGCGGAACATATCCAGGGTTCCTCAAGAGTTCATCCCTAACTTTATCCAACTCAGCCGAAGCATAGGGTATATGTTCCATCTTCTTTCCAGTAGCACTAGCTATAACACGTATACCCCCTTCGGTAACATCCTCTAATCTAGGACCATTTCGAAGACCTGATGCAGTATCTTTACGAACTCCCGCTATAGCATCCTCTTTTGCTTTTTCATAATCCCAGATTTGCGTCCCAAAAGCAGGACGAGTACCCATAGCATGATACAACATATCAAGAGCACCCGGTATCAAGTGCTCAGTAGCTTTCATATTTTGAGTTATAACTTTAGTTGGTTTATCAAATCGATCAAGCATCCTAGGTAATTTCTTTGGGTAGATATTTGAAACAGCATGAACTGTATAAGGACCGTCTTTATCACCAGCAAATGCCAAATTAGTCCACGATTTTGCTCTTAGACACAAAACCTTAAGACTCGGAACACAATTTCCTAAAATACTACCACTAATATATCTATTCTCTTCCCAAGGTAAACCACCATAAACTGCAATCCCAGAAACTCTCACTTCTTTCCAAATCGACGCCCATTCATAAGGATAAAACATAACATCATAAAATCGACGCCAATAATACACATCCCAGCTCCTATAAGCTGTAATAATCTCCTGGGGTGGAACAGGGAGCTCACGTTCACTTGGAATTCGAATACATGGAAAGAGA